TGGCATAGGTCCCGGGGTCGAATGGGAAGGACACTCGCGCGCGCTTGTCCTGGATCGCAGGCCGCGGCGTGAATCTCCATTGGACCTTGGAACCGTCGATGAATGCGATCTTGCCCTTGAAATTGGTGAGACCGTAATCGCTGAGGCATGCGTTTTCGGTGAAAACTTCGAGAACCTTGGAAATTCTGAGCGGAACCTCCCCGACGTCGGGGTCTACCTCAACATTCACATCCGGGATTTGATAGTCGTAGGTCAACGCCGTCGTTGCCAGGAACGGATAATCCCCGGTGGTCGGATCGACATAGAGTGATTTGAGGCAGGCTTTCGAGAAGAGGAAGTTCTGGACCCGGTTCATCTGGGCAAGGATCGATGGGCTGCCCGTCCGGGACCATTTTGGGGCCTTGAGTTTTATTTCATCAACTACCGTTGGTGTTGACACGATCCTCCCTTCAGGTCATCATGCCGGAGCCGGAGCGGCCGCGTCTTTCTCCGGGGCAGGGGCAGGCGGGGCCGGCTGCTGCGCGGGAGGAGGCGGGGGCGTGGGCTTCGAATCGGCAGGATGCCCGTTGGCTTCCAAGAGTTTCTTCGTTTCCTCAAGGACCTCGACTTCAACGACGTCCTTGTAATATTTGCTGCTCTTCCAGATTTTCGGCCCTTCCTTCTGGAGTTTCTGGATCAGGGTGGCGTATTTCGCATGCGCCTTTTCCTCCCCGTTCTTGAAGCACTCGTCCACGGTGAGGGTGGTTGCTTTCGCCATCTCCTCGTTTTTCTTTTCCTCGTTCCCGTAGACGCTCTGGGCCGCGGTGATGGTTTTGGGCGCACTCTTCGTCGCCTGTCCGACCTTCGGCTTCACGCGGATCGAATCTCCGTAAACACCGACGATTTTCCTGGGAACAGGCTTGGGGACCCCCGCCTTTACGGACAAGGCCTCGATCTCCTTCTGGATTTCACCGGCCGAAACCGTGGCTGTCGGGGTGATAAGGCCGGAGATGACGTACTGCGAGCTGTAGAAAGACATGGCGAGGGCCTGGCGGTTGTACGGCGTATCCGGCAAATAGGCCACCGGAACATCGTTTTCATCGGGATCGAACTTGAGCTCTCCCCTTTCGACCTTCGGGACAATCTTGGTTTCCCTGGTCGGGCCCGAGATTCTCTTTATGAACCGGAGAACCTCGAGATTGAAATACGACGTCCTGAATGCGTGGACCTTCTTCCACCGGAGGATGAAGACATTGATGCCTTGCTGGAGCATGAGGTTGATTTTCTTCTCGGGAGTCATCTCCGTCTTCCCGCCGATTGCTGCTTGTAAGACCATTTTTTTCTCCTTTTGGTTTTGCTACTTAACCCGGGCGGACCATCGAGATCCGCCCGGATTGCTTGCTTCTTTTTTACTGCACCGTGACCAGATCGGGCCTGGCCATAAGGACGATGCAGGTGCCGCGGTTGATCGCCGTGGCATGCTGATCGGATTCGGCCTCGTCCACGTTGTAGAGGGCGAGCTGGATACCGGCGCACATGTACGCGCCTTTGCCTTTGACCAATTCGTAGTCATAGGCTTCGGTGGCGAACTTGAGCGCGTTGACGACCCATTCGATCATGCCGCCCTTGCCGTAAACGCAACCGACGTCAAAGACGAGGTTGCTGTCCGCGTCGTAGGGGCTGTTGTTGCGGCCGTCTTCGTTACCGGGCTGCATGAATCCCGGGGTGATTACCCAGGAGGGAGTCGCGCCGTCGCCGGAAATCGTGACCGTCGCATACCTGTCGTCTTCGACGAGGAGAAGGTTGCGGACCCTGCAGTACGAGCCCGGAATCATGTTCTCGATCTTCGTGAGAGCCGAGACATTCTTCCAGATCGTGCCGATGTTGTCATCGGTGGACAGGGTGGGATTGAGCAGCTTGATCATCTGCGTGGAAGGGATGGCGAAGATCAGGGTGGCTTTCCCCTCGAACATCATGGGATCCAGCTTGAGGTTCTGGCTGCAGTGGAAGGACAGAGCCAGAAGTGCCTCAATGGTGAGCCTGGTATATTCGGGATTCGCCCAGGAGTTCGTCGCCGTCTTCAGCGTCGAGCAGATGTCGGAGATGTGATCCCCGGAATCATCGGCCAGGGGGTTGTTATCCGGGTACGGCGCGCCGGTGGCCTCTGTCAGGGCCTGGGTGTCGTACACGGGCATTCCGCCCAGGTCGGTATTCGGGATGAAGATGTTGCTGTTGAACTTGTGGCCCAGGCTGACCGGGGCTTCCGTGAGCTCGCCGGCGACGGTGAGTAGGGATGCTTCCCGGATTCGCCTGCCGCGGAGTTCGCGGAACCACTCGGAGATGAGCGGCTGAACCTGACCGTACAGGTCGTAGGCGGCCACGTCGTTCGCGTTCGGGCCGTACCCGTCCGTCGCCACAGCCTTTCTGATGAGGTTGTAGTAGACGGTCAGATGCCTGAGACGCAGGGTTTCCTCGTTCCCGATCAGGGTGCCGGTACCGTAAGTGCCCTCGCCCTTCAGGCTCATGAGGAGGCCCATGGTGATGCTGTGCGCGCCCGTGACGGTCTTCTCGAGCTTCAAGAAGATTGCGTCGGGCACGATTGCGCCTTTTTCGGAATAGTCGACGGCGCTTGCGAGTTTTTCGAAAACGTCGAAGAGGACGGATTCGGTGCGGAGCTTCGTGTTGTAGGCCTTGATCTGAAGCGCCGTGGCCGACATCCCGCTCAGCGTTGCGGCTGAGGCTGGAGCTGTCTGGGAAGTCATTGAAAAATCCTTTGTTTAAATGGTTTTAGACACCATCCAAACGCGGGGGTTTCTGCCCTATGTGCACAAACGCGCCTTCCCATTTCTTCCGAAGCAGCGGATCCGCCCTGAGTTTTTCGACGGGAGTATCCATGAGAGCAGCAATTTGCTCCTGGCTCATATCGGCGTAACTCATGGCGGGACCAGAGCTCGCGGGGGGAACATCCGTGGCAACCTTGCCTTCAAGTGCCGCGGCCGCATCAATGGCGGCCGCCCTCGGACTTTTTTCGGGAGGCTTCGCTTCTGCCGGTTGGGCAGGACCGGGCGGGGCCGACGGTGGATTTGCCGGAGCGGCTTCGCTTTCCTGCGCTTTCAGGTATCGATGTGTTTCTTCCAGGGTGAACGGAATCATTTTCCCGGACACGGGATCGTTCTTCAAAAGGGTGTCCCGTTTGTTCAAGAGATGGAGGATGTTGAGATAGTTCGGGTATTCGGCCGGAGGACGGACGCCGAGCTTTTCGGCCTCCTCCTTCAGCTTCTTTCCCCTCTCGCTGACCGAATCGAGGTAGATGTCAAACACGCCCACGTTCTGACGCAACGTGCCGTCCGTGCCGGCAAGCTCGCCGAGCTCTTTGAGGAATTCCGTGTACTCTCGGTCCACGATCTCAAGCGGTCTTTCGAGCTTGAATCCGGGATTGGTTTCCACGAATTTCGGGCGGCTGATAAAGGAATTGACATCGGCGAAACGCTGCTTGGTCGTCTCGCTCATCCTCTGCGTGGCCTCCCTTGCCTCGTCTTTTCTTTGAGCATCGGCCTTTTCCTTCTCCCGCTCCTTCTTATCTTCCTCTCTCAATTCCTTCATGGCCTTGAGTTCTTCGGCCTGGCTCATCACCAACTTCCGAAGATTTTTCTGATAATCAGGATCAAATTCGTCCTCGGGTAGGGCGACGGCGGGAGCCTCTTCTTTCGGTTTTGCGGGTGCCGCGGGTGCGGCGGGGGGAGTGGCCTTGAGCTTCCTCAGCGCCTCCAACTCGGCCTTCTGGGCTTCGTCTCGGGCCTTGAGCTCCTGGATGACCACTTTCTGCCGCGTGATCATGTTCTCCTTTTCCTTAACGCCTTTCAGCATCTCGTTCTTGGAGTTGTACTTGATCTTGCGGCCGTCCTCGAATTCCACCTCGTACTTTCCGTCATCGGTTGGAGTGATGACGGTCTCCTTCTTGGAGGGCTCGGGGGTCTTGGCGGAATCCGTGACTACGGGCGCTTCGGCCTTCGCCGCCGGCGCCGCAGCCGCGGATGCCGCAGCCGGTTCCTCTTTCGGTTCCTCGATTTTGATACGTCCCGCGAGATAGTCGTCGGCGAATTTCGGGTCGTCCATCTTCTTGTCGAGCTCCTCGGCGGTCATTTCGATCACTTCGGGCGCGGACGGATCCGTGACGACTGTTCCGGGCTGACCGTTAATGTCGGTCTTCAGTTCTTCCATTCGTTGCTCCTTTTTCCTTTCGCGGGGGTAATCCGCTTACGGGGGGGGTTATCTTTTATCCGGCGGACGGGGGTTGGGCCGTTACGCCGGATTCGGTTCCTTCAATTGCCGCCGCCTCGGCTTCGGGGGTCGGTGTCTCCGCGGACATGGTTTGATATGCCGAAAGCAAGTCCTGTGCGTCCGTGGCCATTTCTTTCAGGGCGGCCGCCAGAACGGAATCGTTGGCTTGGCTTACGGCCTCGGTGCGCACGGTCTCCAGGTCCTTGATGAATTGATTGAGTTCGTCAACGAATCTCTGGGTTTCGAGTTCGTCCTTCTGCCCGATTGCGCGCTCCAGGTTGGTGAAAAGGGAATTGCCGCGCTTTATGAGTTCGGGGTCCATGTTGGCGGTCTTGGAATACTTCTCGAACGTGCCGGCTGCCGCGCTTCCCTCGGGGGCTTCTTCGGTGGGTGCTTCGGGTGCGGCCGGAGGCGCTTCTGCCACGGGTCCGCCCTCGGCGCAAGAGGCCTTGACTTCTCCGCCCTTCATCATGCCGCCGGGTTTTTCGCCTGTGACATCGGAAGAGTCTTTCCATTCTCCACCGATAAGCTCCTTGCCGGTGTCCGGATCTTTCACGTAGGATAAGCCTCCGTTATCGTCGAACTTCACCTTGAGTTGTTTGTCCTCGAGTCCGAGCTTCTGGATGAGGCCCCAGAACGGCTTGTAGTATTCCCCCACGCCGAATTTGCCCATGTGGGTTGCCGCTTCCTTTCCGGTCATGAGTTTCTCGCCGCCCACGGATTCCCCCGGCTCGGCTTGTACTCCATCAACGCGGCCAGGCGCCTCGGTTTTCACGATGTACTTTTTCTTCGCCATGGGGGAGGTTATTTGCATGGCAGGCATGCGTATCACGGTTTTGGCGTCCATTTTCTACCTCACTGTTCGGGCGGTTTAGAGCTGAAACTGATGCTGACTTTTCCGCCTGTTTCCTGGGCCACCTTGTCGGCAATGGCCTGGGCGGATTGCTGCTGAGGTTGCAACTCTGACGCTGGAGCAGGCGCCGGGGACACGGGGGCGACTCCGGAATCTGGGGGAATGGGCATGGCGGGTACTTCGGGCGCCGGTGCCGCGCCGGCCGTGGGCCCTCCTCCAGAATAAGCCTCTGATTTTTCGGGGGAAACGGGTCCGCCTTCCAGGGAATCCGGGCTCCCGGTGACAGAACCGCCTTCGATGGGCGGGGCAGCAACCGCCGGAGATCCCGCCGGTTCCGCGGGAATGGCAGCGGCCGGAGGAACGGGCGCCATGGCCATCTTTTTCTGTGCGGCCAATCTCTTTTTCATATCCGAGAGATTCATTTCGAGGGTGATGTTTTCCATCTCCATCTTCATGAGATTATTTTTCAGCATGAGTTCGGCGCCGCCCTCTTCGAGCTCGCGGAATTTCAGGAGTTTCTCCTGGTCCTTGGCGTCGAAAGTATCGAGGGACTTCACCATCGCGCTCGTAAAGACTTGGCGGGTACCGAAAGCGTCGGGCGGAAGCACCCGGAGAAGCTCCGCGGCCATGGCCCGGGTAATCAGCCGATTCGTGGTGCTGACCGGGGACTCGGTGATAACGACCTTGTGCCGCGGCATTGTCGAGAGATCGTTTAGGATTTTTCCAATTTCAACGCCAGCAACCGTAACCTTCGTTTTCTGGTTAAGGACAAGTCGTTCTTTCTTCGTCCCGACGGGAATTGAGAATTCGCGTTCGACTCCGGCGATGGTGTACTGGATTCTTACCTGTTCGAGGTATGCCTCGGCCTTTTCCTGCTGGTGCCGCTGCAGGGAAATGAAAAGGGTGTAGCTCTGCTGTTCTGCCACCCTGGCTTTCTGTGCGAAGAGATAGCCGGATTCCCCAGACTTCTCGGACCTGGCATCAAAAACGGCCGGCGCCTTGCTGATCCGGTCCGCGTACTCCCACATGCGTTGAAGTTGGTCACGGGCGTCCTGGGGCAGGGTGGATTTCCGGATGGGAGAAGGTTCGAGGCCCTTGAGCATGGCCCCGGGAGCGGTCCAGATTGTTTTATGCGGCTGGTTTTTATCGCGTTCGAATGCGTCCTTCAGCTCCTTGGTGTCGTTGAACAACATGGGATCCGCGAGCAGCGCGCCGCAGGCCTCGGTCTCGATGATGCAGGTAATCAACTCCTCACGGTAGTTGATTTTCATCTGGAGATCGGCCATGAGATCCACGTTGCCGCGGCATTTCCCGTTCGCCCGGAGCGCGGACCAGCCGAACAGAGGAAGACGGCCGATCTGAATCGGGCTCGGGAGTCGCTGGAGGGGCGCCTCTCTGTCGATTTGGCTGCAGACGGCCGTGACGATACAGACGCGCCGCTTGTCCTGGCGTTTTCTTATCGTCCCCTCGCTGGTCTCGGTGGGAGGTTCCCATTTCGGATTTGTCGAATTCAGGAATGCAAGTTTTGCCGCGTAATCTCCGCCGGCGGGGAGATCCTTCCCGGTTGTTTCGTCGTATTCGATGGTGACGTCTTCCGTCGTCATCTCGAATTTCCGGATTACCCGGTAGTAGTTGTCGCCAGGCTGCGTATTCGAGACGTCGAAGATGGGGGTGACGGATTTATCGTCACTGGAATCGTAAAACTCTCCGATGTTTTTCGTGCGTTCGATTTCCTGCTGCAGGACGAGCGATGCCTTGGCGTTGGGGTAGAGTTCCAGGATTTGAGAGGCGGTGAGGTACGAGACCACCCAGGCCACCTGGCAATCCCGGCCGGTGTCCGTTTTCCAGCGCGGGTCGAAGATAACGTGGCCCGGAAGATGGCAGCGGAAGGCGATGTTGCCGAGCGGGTGGAACCGCTTGTCGACATACATTTCCTCGACTGCCTGATAGATGAGGCCGCCCTGGACGAGCTTGGCATACGAGTGGTCCCAATCCATCATGTCCTTGTCGGAAAGCCAGAGACTTTTTAGGACGCGGGTTGTTAGACCCTCTTCGCCTTCCACAGGGATGAAGTCGGAGTCGAATTGGTTCTTGAGGATGTAGCCGGCGAGCGAATCTACTTTCTGGGTGATGACGTTGAAGGTGGAGAGCTCTCGGCCCTCCAGGATGGCCCGGGCCTTATCGTCTTCGGTGTACTGCCCGAGGTCCACACCGAAATATAAATCCCAATTCCTTTTCTCTCTCTGTCGGTCCGCGGATCCCCAATCAACAACCCGGTCGAATTCGGATTCGATTCTCAGGACATCCGAGAGCGAGCCGTTGCTGCTGGCGTCTATTGCCTTTTCGACGCTCTCGGGTGCGTTGGGTAGACCCATCTCATGCCGCCTTTTTTATTCGGCCCCAGGATACCGCGATCACGGGAGCCGGCGCGTCCTCAAGTCTTTCACCGAAAGACAGCTCCACCGTCATCTCGTCAGAGTGGTGAAAAACTCGCCAGAGGGTCCCGCACTTTGGACAAACTTGTCCGGTCAGGGAATGATGGGAGACTTCAATCTTGGTGAGAAAACCGCCGCATTCGTGCTCGCCCTCGCCGTCCGTGACGGGCGCCGGGCAATATACGGGCAAATAACGCTCTGATGGCATCTTTGTTTTTAAATATATACATACTTTTTCCGAAAAGCAAGTTTTTTATGTTTTGGGTCTTTTTGCCGATCTTCGTTTTCGGAAAATTCTACCGTGGTTTTGTCTATGAAATTTGGCTAAAAAACGAGGTCGGCGGGGGTTGTTTCTGAGAAGGTGTTGGTCATTCGCTCGAACTTGAACGGGACGGTCCCGACCTCACCGTACATGCGGAATCGGATTTTGTTCACGATGAGGCTGGTGCTGCCGTCTTTCTCTCTGTGTACGGTTAGATTATTGTCCGGCCGGTTGGCCCAATTCGCAGAGCCCGAGATGTCGTATGGGGTGGGCGCGGGGAAGTCGCCGTTCTTATCCCGCCGAAGGATCCGCGGGTGGGCCACGATGAACATGCCGACGTCCTTCCGCCTGGTGAACCCGAGGCACTTCGTCAATGCCTCGCAGATGTACTCGGTCTCCGGCTGGCTTTCCGGACGCTTGTGCTCCACCGTATTCCAGGGGTCAATGATGCAGACGTCGATTCCGCGGGTATCGATCTCCCGCCTGAAAACATTCAGGATAACATCGAGCGTCGCATTATCGTCGGATGTGATGAAAAAG